GTAGGAGTTGGCAAAAGTACACCACAAATTGTAAGCGTATCTAATCAAACCACTAATGGTGCTGCTGGTACTACTATGGTTATTAGAGGCGAAGGTTTTGTTAGTGGTTGTACTGTTCACTATGTTGGAAATGATGGCACTAATATTGCAGCAGGTACAGTAACCTTTAATAGTTCTACGCAACTTACTATTGTGAGTCCAGTATTGACTGTAGATAAAGCACCTTACGCTATAAAAGTGACTAACCCAGATGGCGGTTTAATAATAGCAGCACCAGAAGTAGAAGTTACTGCGGGTAGTGCACCAAACTGGACAACAACCCAAGGTCAATTAGGTGGTGGCCCTATACAGAAAAATGCTGCTGTAAATATAACTGTTGCAGCGTCAGACGCAGATGGACAAGCTATTGCATACTCTGAGACAACAAGTGTTTTAACATCTAACAGCAATACACCTGCTGCTACTATGAACTTATCGTTAAACAGTTCGACAGGTGTAATTTCTGGTACATCTCCTAACGTATCCGCAGACACAACATATAACTTTACACTTAGAGCAACTGATACTGCTACTAACTTTGCAGACAGAAACTTTTATATTATTGTACAAGCTGCACCACCTCCTAGCTATTGGTTTAGAGGATCATCACAAGGCGGTAGTGGTTTAGCAAGTGGCGTAACTTGGAGTCATACAGGTTATTATCCTAATGCTACTGGTGGATCTAACGCTAACTCAAATAGATTGTATAATTATGGTCAAGGTAACTCAGGTACATACGCTGGTTTTAGACAAACTGGATATACAAATGGTATTACAATACCTGTAGGACATGACAGATGCGACATCTATATAAGTGCAATCCAAAGAAATAACTATTCAAATGGTAACCAATGGACTTCAACACAACCAAGTGGTAACTCCGCAGGTACTGCTGCGTTTGGTGATTTAATGAGCAACCCTAGTACAGGACTGCATACTTATACCATACCCTCGGCAGATCAAGGTCAAGTAAGGTATTTTACAATGACAGGATACGCTGGTCAATATGGTTACTGGTCACAAGAAGTTACTTTAGTAAAAACATACAACCAAAACAATCCATAGAGGTAAAAGACGCATGGACAACATTCCAAGCATCTCAATCCCCAACATAGATCAGATACAAACTATATCTATACCTTTACCAACAGCTGATGTTCCAAATTACATCCCGCTGGTTGTACCTCCGAGCGATCTTCGTGAACCAGAGGGTACGCAACCAGCTACCACAGAAAAAACAGAACAACCAGATCCACCGAGCATAAACATTCCAATTATCAATTTTAATGTACCACTGCCTACTGCAGACACGGTGGTAGTTGCTGGTTATGCAGCTGTTTCAGCTGTTGCGGTAACTACCTTTGCTCAACCATTTTTTGACACTATAAAGAAAAAACTACAGAAGTTATTATTAGGTAGAATAGAAAAATGGAAGAAAAAAAAGACAAAAAACAAGGTTTGATGTCAGCGTGTGACACGCACGAAGAACGTATGGAAATAGTTAGTACACTTGTGCGTTTAACTGTTGTAGTTTGGAGTGGATTTATAATTACTTTAAATTATGTAGAAATACCAATGCTTAAAAAATCTTCTAATGCTGCAGACATAACTTTTGTAGCTTCAATTTTTGCAGGCGGTATTGCCAGTTTTGGTTTGTCTACATCTAACGGAAAGAAAGATACAAAAGGTGTAAAATGTTCTGAATGTCAAAAAGTAATTAAATGAAAAAATTATTAATTGTACTACTGTTGTTACCTGCGGGTGCGTATGCTAATACCGTCACGCCTCAGTTTACCACAGGTAGTATGAACTCAACAACTACAACCACACAAACTATAACTGAAGTTGAACAACGTCAAGTGTTTGGGGCCGAAGTAAAGACCTGGAATGGTTCTAATGTAACACCATCTGCCGATATAACTGGTGCTGGTACTACATTTACCATAACAGACACAACTTTACCTTGGACACTAGAAACCACATCAAGACCTGCTGGATTAGTAGAACAATGGGATACCACAACAAACTATACAATAAACTCTACTACTACCTCGCTCTCTGTATTCTCTCAGTAACACCTGCATACGCAGAGGGAGATACAAATAATTCATCAAACCCTGTGGCAGCAGCTACGGGAAATGTTACCAATCAGGCAGTGCAATTTCAGAACAATGGAGCACCGTCTAGGCAAGCTTACGGTTCTAACATATCATGTAATGGTTCTACAATGACCTTTAGCCCATTTTATATGGGTAATGATACATCACCTTACGACCCAGAGGGGTACGTAATTAGTGAAAACTGGGGCTTTCAAGTAAACTTTTCAGTGCCACTTAACAGAGATTTGACTGAACAATGTCAAAGAATAGCTAAGAGGCAAGAAGAAAAGATGCAATTAGATTTTGAGCTTGTACGTGCACTTAAATGTGCAGAATTACAACAAAAGGGTTTTACTATACGCCCTAATACACGTGTTTATCACTTGTGCCAAGATATAGTACCAATACAATCATTATTACCAAAAGAAGATGTTAGCACTACTAAAACCAATCGTTTTAACTTTCTTAAAAAGTGAAAAATTTAAAATATTTGTAGTTGATCTACTTGAAAAATTATCTAAAGAAAGTGACAACGAACTGGACGACAAAGCTGTTGAATTTATAAGAAATGGATTATTTCCAGCAAAACCTTTAGATTAATATGGATAAACCACAAAGAGCTGGTGAGTCGCAGTTTAATCACTTACACCACTTAGTAACTACTGAATTAATTGCAAGAGTACAAAGTGGTGAGGCAACAACTGCAGATCTTAAAGTAGCTGCTGATTGGTTATACAAAAACGACATTACGGGGGTTGCGTTTGATACGTCACCTCTTAGTAAGTTAGCTAGTATTATGCCAAAAGTTGATTTTGACTCAGTACAAAGATCAGTAACAAAATAATGGCTCCTAAGAAAAAACCTTTTTCACAATTACGTAAAAGTGCAAAAGCATACCGACTTAGCCCAGAATCAAGGGCGAAAAAAAACGCAGCTCAACGCAAGCGAAACAAAACCACGGAAAACAAAAAATATAGAGCCGAACTTAACCGTGCCAGGAGGAAGGCTGGGCAATACGGCAAGGGGGGAAAGGATTTTTCACACACTAAATCTGGCAGAATAGTCAGAGAAAATCCTACAACTAATAGAGCAAGAAATCGTGGTAGAAAATGATACCAGTACTTCCAACTTATAAAGATTACACACAAAACTTAATAGTCATGACATCAACAGACGCTAAAAAACTCTGGAGAAAAGCTATTAAGGAGGCAAACAACTATGAATGTATTTATTGTGGAGAAAGACATCATGAATTTGATCTTACCATTGACCATGTACGCCCCAGATGTAATGGGGGTGGTCATATGTCTAACAACTGCGTTCCAGCGTGTCAAAGATGTAATCAATCGAAAGGAAGTAATAATTGGTTGACGTGGTTTCGTACTACGTTTCCACCTAACCCTTTTAGGGAACAACTAATAACAAATTGGATTAAATGAGTTTAGAAAAAGAGTTACATAAAGATTTTAGAATATTTCTAACAGCTATATGGACTCACTTAAATTTACCAATACCAACCAGAGCACAGTTATGTATCGCTGAGTATTTACAACAAGGCCCAAAACGATTACAGATACAAGCGTTTCGTGGTGTAGGTAAATCTTGGATCACCGCTGCATTTGTGTTGTGGACTTTATTTAACGATCCAAACAAAAAAATTATGGTGGTGTCTGCATCTAAAGACAGAGCAGACTCCTTTTCTATATTTTGTCAAAGGTTAATTATGGAGGTACCTTGGTTATCACACCTAAAACCTAAAAACGATGACCAAAGATGGTCACGTATATCGTTTGATGTGGGGCCAGCAGCTCCGCACCAAGCACCCTCAGTAAAGTCTGTGGGTATTACAGGACAGCTAACAGGATCTAGAGCTGACCTTATGGTATTAGACGATGTCGAAGTACCTAATAACAGTATGACGGAGCTACAACGTGAAAAACTCTTACAACTTGTTACTGAGTGTGAGTCTATTCTTACTCCTAAACGTGACTCTCGTATTATGTTTCTTGGAACTCCTCAAACGACTTTCACTGTTTACAATAAATTAAGAGAACGTAGTTATAGACCTTTTGTGTGGCCTGCTAGGTATCCTCGCAAGGTAACCATGTATGATGGTTTACTTGCACCGCAACTAGCAGAGGATTTAGAAAATAAAGATAATCTTACATGGGAACCTACAGATACACGTTTTAAAGAAGCTGATTTACTAGAAAGAGAAGCATCTATGGGTAGATCAAACTTTATGTTGCAGTTTATGCTAGATACTAGCTTATCTGACGCAGAAAAGTTCCCATTAAAGTTTGCAGATCTTATAGTAAATCCAGTAAATCCTACACATGCACCAGAAAACATAATATGGTGCTCAGACCCAGACAATGTTATAAAAGATTTACCTTGTGTGGGGCTCCCAGGGGATTATTACTACAAACCTATGCAAATACAAGGTAAATGGATGGAATATAGCGAAACTATTTGCAGTGTCGACCCATCTGGGCGTGGAGCTGACGAAACAGTAGCTTGTTTCTTATCACAACTAAACGGTATTATGTATTTGCATGAAATATACGCATCACAAGACGGTTATAGTGATGACACATTATTAGCAATACTTAAAAAATGCAGAAAATATGATGCGAGTACACTGCTCATCGAGAGCAACTTTGGCGATGGTATTGTATCAGAGCTATTTAAAAAACACTGTCAAACGACAAAAACAAACATAAATATAGAGGAAACAAGAGCAAATGTTCGCAAAGAAGACAGAATCATTGATAGTCTTGAGCCTGTGTTTAATCAGCATAGGTTGGTGGTTGACCCCAAAGTTATTGCATGGGATTATGAATCGAATACTGAGAGGGCAGCTGAAAATAGATACCAATATATGCTTGCCTACCAAATCTCAAGAATGTGCAGGGAAAAAGGTGCCGTTCGACATGACGACAGAATCGATGCCCTTGCCCAAGGAGTCAAATATTACACCGATGCCCTTGCCCTTTCAGCTGAACAGCAAATAAAAGACAGAAGACATGAGGAATGGTTAGATCATCTAGAAGCATGGATGGATGACCCAGAGTGTGAAGCAAATCATATTGCATTAGGAATGTCCTTAGACCAAAAAAGAGAGGCTAGAGGGGCTACTAGAAGCCACTCACACTCATGGATGTAGTCAACCCCACCATAACACACGGGGAAGTGGTGCTCCTCGTGGGTGGAAACAGCGGTCAGAGGGGTAGCTAGTCTATCCCTCACTCTACATCGTGGTAAGGTGCACGATATATTATGAAAAAATTACTCTTACTCTTACTAATACTTAGGGTAGCTGCTCCTATATCGTATATAACGTGGGTAGCTCTCAGGGATCAAAAAATTTGGCATAATTTTCCGAAGTCAATATACAGAGTGCGTTAGCTAGGCACCCCCCAAGCGGTTGGCTTGTGTTCGGTTATCCGTACTTGCCACAATCGTGAGACAGTCCCCACAAAGTTGTTTCAATATGTTACAAGGTACCGCAGCGGGGATAGCGTACAAATACATGAGTCTTATGAGACCAACACCATATATAGCAATGTTACAAAACCTTGCGGGGCCTTGACACAATCTCATGTGAGTCTCATGGGATCTGTATTTGCTTAGTGTGGATTATTATATATAAAGATGACTAATGTAAATGAGCACTTATACTTAATTAAATTTATCTATTACAGTAATGTTAAGCAATTATAAAGTTTTATTGACGATTCCTGGTTTTCATGGTATCCTCCCACATTTTAAAATTTATAGCTAGAGTAGTACACATGTACTATCCACCATCATAGGCTTGCGCCTCAT